AATTTTCAATTCTGGATCTCAATTTTTAGATCTAGATCTAAAAATGCAAACTAAGAGGAAGGAATTAGCTTATCTAATTCGATGAGAATTATGTTTAACACATCAGCTTTACCATTAGGATCGCCCAACGATAGATCTAGCCCGACATTGAACTTAGCCCAATAGCTGATATAGCCATCATCCTCATCAACTTCAGCTTCAGCAGTCTTTTGCCTTGTGGGGGCGATCGCTTCCTCTAAGAACTTATGCATTTCATCAGTGCAAACGATGCCAGTGAACGTATCTGCTTCAATCTGAGACTTTTGCTTCAAATCAAGCTTTTTTAACGCTGTAACAACGTCGCTATCGGTAGTTAGCACAGAGAAACGAAATACATTCTTAGGCTCAAAAGCCACAGACTCAATCACTGAAGCGCCAAATGGTGACGTGCTAAAGCTAGCCCTTTGGTCATCTATGGTCTGGCGTGGTGTGTAGGAAGAAAACCTATCAAGGATTAAGCTGATTCCTGATAGCTCAAGGGTTATTTGCTGCGGCATATTTAACTGATTTTGCTTGTGTAGTAACCAATCTGAGAATGCAGGGGAAAAACAACCGAAACACTATCCCCTATCAGCACCTGTCGCGTGCCTTGATTGTAGGCTGTGCGTGTGCTTCCATCTGGTAGCTTTACTTTGTTCCCCTCCAATAAAGTGGCGGCAAAGGTTTGCTGATTTTCATCTTGTGTGATTCTTTTCTTAAGGGCGATCGCTGATTGCGTAAAGCTACGAGATAGGCGATCGCGCACTGAAGTTTCTGTCTGCATTACTCTCTCCTTGGGTTACTGAAAGTTACCGAATAATTCAAAGTGGCGGGGAATAGCAATGGTGATGGCTCAGGAGGTGGATTAAACCCAACAATCGCAGAGCCTGAGCCTTCAAGATCTATCTCTTGCTCTAAGACTTGAGATCCAACTTCAATCCTTACTGTGATGAACAATATTGTCGGATCTGTGAGTGTGAAGTTTATCTGAACAGCCCCGCTACCAAAAGACCAGATTTCTGTTGCTGTGTCTAAAGTTGTTCCTGTGAAATATCCTGTTAATCCATCTATTTGTCCAACGATTTCAAATTCGTCTAAAAGTCCTCCTGAAGTTTCTGCAAAGGCAGGCGCATCACTGCTGCCATATGCTTCTAAGGTTTCGGTTCCATATCCAATATCACCAATTTGAATACTTGCGTCTATCCTGAAAAGATAAGCAAAAATAACTTCGATTGGCTCTGGGATAGCTGCAATAGGCGCTAATCGTGGCTTATTATCAACCATAGGCAAGCCGCCTCTAACTGGTATAGGGCGCATCTCTTCGCCTATACCGTAAAAAAGATTTGTAGCGATCGCCGTCCGACTCTCACCGTGCCCTAATCGCTTAATTTTGCCATTCTCACCCATGAATGTAGGCAAGATAGAGTTGTTTTCGCGCTCGTATTTTTCAAGACGAGCGATCGCATCTTGAGTCATTTGCTTTTCAAGCTGGAGCCGCACTTTTTGACTAGGGGTGAGATTGTCCATTAGCTATACCCAATCTCAAGACTAACAACGTTTTGGGGGACTCCTGATGTAATTGTGGTGGTATTCATGATTAGCTGTCTACCACTGCCATTAATCCCAACTTGGTTGTCTTGTTCATAGATTGTGACATCATCGCTATCTGTTAGTCTGTAAGCCGCAGCAACGCCACTAGCTACAGCATTAACTGAAGTGATTGGATTGAGAACTATCTTTTTAGCATTAGTAACAACAGTAGGAGCGCACGGATCAGGTAATTCAAACTCAACTAAAAGTGTGGCAAAAGTAGCCGTGTAAATTTTGAGCTTACCAGCGCCCGATCCTTGGTCAATTGCGATCTGAATATTTTGCGCTTGCGAGTCGCCAAAGGCGTTGCCATGTCCCATTTTGATTCTCCTAAATTAAGTACTTAATACACCAAATACCAAAGCATCAATGACGATTTCTCCTTCAATCTGACCTTGTTCAGCTAGTACCCCAGTAACGACGGCATCAATGATAATTGAGCCTGTATCAAAGGTTTGGATAATATTGCCAGTGACGATCGCATCAATTGCAATCAAACCTCTAATAGAGTTGATTGGCTTAATCACCTGATAAACCGTAGATGGGGTAGCCACAGGGCTAGTTGAGATCACATCGCACATAAAACCAATCGTGCGACGGGTTAAATCTTGGCTGAACGTGATCGCATCAGCCAAACAACGGTACAAAATCGAATTAAAAATAATGTCGATTCTTGCCCGTGGGCGCAATGCTAAAAGCTCATCAGTCAAGCCTGTAATCATAAATCTGCACTGTTTGCGCCCGTTCATCAGCACTATTTCTAGCTGCCCATACTCGTAAGCTTGCTCACCACTTACAAGCCAATCCACAGTTAAAGGCTGCAATTTCTCCTTACTTGGCACGCCTGCAAGAGGGATAGCATTAACAATCGATGTGATCTCAATGTTTTTGGTTTTGATTGCCTCACTGTAAGTGGTTGATGGTGGGCGCGTGCTATCGTCGTTTTTAAACTGGGATTCAGTTGTGTTTTCTGTGAATAAAGGATTAATTTCATCGGCACATCCAATAACTTGGATTAAAGTCCCATTAATATTTAAATCTCTCCTAATATTCCCTGCAAAAGATTGCCCTGTAAAGTTAGCTTCTAAAGCTGTAGCTTTATTCCAGAAAGTTCCCGATTGCTGATAAATAGTGCTAGTCCTAGTCGATGGGAATAGTAAAGCTGAAGTGCTGCCTATTTCAATTTGCCCTAAATAATTTGCAATTCTTATTTCAGAAATCGCACCTGTTACGGGATTATATTCGTAATCCTCAACCGTTCTTTTTGATTCAAGAAATGGCGTTATAGCCAATGGCTCTAATGTTTCAGGTATTAAAGAATTGAGTCGCAAATATTCTTTGTGGATTTTTCTGCTAAGTCGATTACTTGAATCAAAATAAGTAAAATCTTCTTGAACCCCAATAGTGAACCAAGAACCCTCTTGTAATTCAAAAAGACCACTTACAGGATTAACGATAATTTGGAAATAATGGATTTCTTTAAAAGATGCTCCATAGTTTTCACTCACAATTTCTTGAGTTTCCCGATTCACTAATACTCTAAATTGTTTTGAATAAAGAGCGCCTTCATAATTTATATACTTTTCAGTAATCGACAGAATTGGATAATCGCCTTGATCTGGTACTTGGCACACTCCAGATATCGTAAGCTCTGTGGCTGTCGGGATTGAGGAGCCATCAACAGGATCGAAGTCGCTCTCATCTTGACCGATGGTAAGTGTGGCGATCGGTGATGCATCTAAATCTATGGGCGCAGCTATTACCGTACCTGACGCATTGCAGTAAAGTACATGGCGATCGGCTCCTACTAAATCACCTGCTAGCTTTACAGCCGAGCCGCCTGTTTTTTGGACAGGGGTATTGAATGGATATGGCAATTCAGGTATTGAGAAAGAGCTTATACCAGCGTCGGTCAGTACCCTTCTCACGATTTCATCGCGATCGGTATTTGTGCCAATCTCTACACCCGAAACATCGCGATCGGCTGTGCGCTGATCTTGATAGGCAAGTATGCACCCTACTTCGAGGCTAAGAATGTTGCCGCTTGGTGGACTTGGCGGCTTTAGGATGAAGAGTTGCTGACCACTAAGAGGGTGATAAACCAGCGTGCCTGATGAGTTGGCAATTCTGAAAGTAACCAATGCTCCAGCCGCCCAACTTGCCGCAGCCGTAGGGCTAGTTATAGGGATGTAATCATTTAGATCTCTTGATGAGAATCTCAAATTAATTTTGCCATTCACAGGCGCATGGCGCTGTTCTAGGGTTGATGGTTGCTGTAGATCGATAGAATCCATTGCAGCACTGCGATCTATACCTGCAATGATTAGCTCAAATGGGCGAGAGGCAAGATTTGGCATTATCCTACCCCCTGCAAATTAGCAATTTCTCTAAGGACCTTTGTCATATCTTTCATAGGGTCTGGAGTTTGCACCGTGAGATTTCCAATGTTTAAGCCGTTTTGGTTGGTGGTGTTATTGGTGTTTTTGGTGGTTGCTGAGTTAATTCCAGAGGTCAGCTTATCGATATTGTTGCCAGTATTTTTAATCCCAGTTTGCAGGGTTGGCTGTGCAATGCCCACAGCACCAAGCAGATTTGCTTTCTCCAGCTTGGCTGTAGAAAGGATTGCAGCTACTTGAGTAGCGTTTTGCAAATCAAGGGCGCGTTGCTGATCCTTGAAAGCTGCCTCAGTATCTAGCTTGGTTTTTTGAGCCTGTGCATCTAGGTCAATTTCACGCAATTTCGCCGCAGTGCGAAGCGCTTCGAGTTCATTCTCAAATTGCAATTTGACTGCATTGGTTTCCGCTTCCTTTTGCTGCTTAAAGGCTGCTAACTCTGTTTCTTGAGCTAGCTTTAAGGGTTGAAGCGTGCCTTGCTCAAATTCGAGTTTTTTGGCATTGACTTCTTGCTCCAGAGCGTCTCTCTGGGGCTTGAGTACATTGGTCTCAAAGTTGAGCGCATCGGCTTTCTGAGCCTCCTTAAACCCAACATCAAGAGCGCGTTGGGTTTCCTGAAAGGTTGCTTCTTGAGCCTGTTTCTTGGCATTGTACTCAGCATCCTTAATGCGTTCTTGTTCGGCGAATTGAGCCTTAGCCTTTGCCTCCAATTCAGCAAGGGCTAGTTGAACTTTCGCCGCATCTTCTTGCGAGGAAATTTGCCCAACGCCTGCGATTTGCTTGGCTTGTTGAGCGAATTGCTCTTTGGTTGCATTGGTGTCCACATTTGTGGACGCTACAGTCGCCTTAATCCGATCTTCTTCGGCAAATTGTTGCTGAAGTTTGGCGGCTTCTTTGGGATCAGCCGTGCCTATCTTTGCCTCACGGTCAATTAGGCTCTTTGCACCCGTAAGGCTTTCGTTGAATTTCCTCTCGTTTTCTTGCTTTTGTTTCTGGTACTTGGTATCCGCAGCTTCTTGCTCTTGGCGGAAGCGATCGGCATCGGCTTGCCGATCGCTTTGGAATTGTTCGGCAAGTTTGGCGCGATCAGCCTCTGCATCGGTTTTCTGTTTCTCAATGGCGGCTTCGCGAGTTTCCTTGAAATCAGCGATCGCCTTTTCACCTTTGAGTTTTTTCTCGTTAAACGAGTTTTCGAGCCTATCCTGAAACTCGCCAACCTCTTTGGCTTGCTTGATTTTGAGGTTATCCAGAGCCGCATCGCGCTTAGTCTCGATCCCTTTCTCTTGGGATTTTTGCTCATTGCCTCTGAGCAAGTCAGATTTCTTTGCACTTGCCTTACTGTCTATATCTGCCTTTGCTTTGGTGAGTTTTTCTTGTTCCGCTAATTGTTCCTTGATTGCCTTGGTATCAGTCTTAGTTGCCTCAGCATTAAGCTTTTTGGCGCTACGGATTTTTTCTAATTCAGCAACTTGCCCCTTCAATGCATTTGCTTGAATTTCATAATCCTTTGCAATGTTGAGAGCGGTCTGTTTTTGCGACGGATCTGAGGCTTTTGCCGCAATTTCATCCTGTTGTTTTTTGAGATCCTCAAGTTTCTTAATATCTTCTTTAGCAATATTTAGAAAACCTGTTTCCTTCTTATCATCAGCGTTTCCAGCCTTACGGGCTTCCCCTAACGCCTTTAATTTATTGGCAAGCTTGAAAGTCTCGTTACCACTGGTTTGAGCAGTAGCTGCATTAGTCTCTAGAGCCGCGTTTAATTCTTCAAGATCCTTGGTATATCGGATGAAATTGATTGCGGCTAATCCTGCGGCAAGGATGGCAATTGCAGCGATCGCAGGGGCGATCGCAAGATTTAATGTTCCCGTTGCGATCGCAGCAAGGTTAATTTGTCCAGCCGCCGCCGCCGAGGCTGTGCCAAGCGCAGCTTTGCCAGCCGCCGCCAATCCAGAGAGTGAGATATTTGCAGTGAGAAAAGTGTTTAGTGTTCCCAATCCGCCAGAAAGCAAGGTTAATCCTGCCAATGTAGGACTTGCAACGGCAGCGATCGCAGAAATGGCAGCTCCAAAAGCCGCCGCCGCCGCTCCTCCTCCAACAAAAACCGCGATTGCAGCCTGAACAGGTTGAGGCAAGCCATTAAACGCCCGAATAATGGCAGTCGTACCCTGTACAACTGGATTGGTAACTGCGAGGATCTTCTCTCCAAATTGCGATAGAGACTCGTTTAATTCATTCTGTAAAGCCTTGGCACGCCCACCAACTGAGTTAGCCACTGTATCAAAGTTTTTGGCGGCTAGCCCTGCGGAATCCGCCGATCCTGCAATATTTGCTTGCAACTTCGCAAAGCCATCACCCGCCGAAGGAGCGATCGCAGACACAGCCTCAACCGATCCAAACAATTGGACCAGGTTCTCAGCCGTATCTGCACCCTTGGCATTGAGATCGCCCAAAATGCCAGATAAGCCTTTGGTTTTCAGCGCTTGAGCGTCAAAGGATATGCCTAACTTCTCAGCAAGTTTGGAAGCTTCTGAGCTAGGTTTCAAGGTTGAAGCGATCGCCTGTCTGAGTCCGCTAAAGGTTTGGCTAGCTGGGACACCTGATGCCGTTGCAGTGGCAATAAAGCCGTTTAGTTCGTCCAGTTGTACGCCCGACTGCGCGGCTATTGGAGCAAGCTGTGCGATCTGCCCTGCATACTCATCAATCGTGATAATCCCGTTTTGCTGAACCGATGAGAACTTATCGACAAAGCTGGCTGCATCATCAGCACTTCCACCATAAGCGTTAAGCGTCGCCACCAAAGCCTTAGTTACCTTATCAGCATCGGAGAATCCACCAACCGCCCCCACAGTGGCAGCTTTTAAGATTTTGGAGGATTCCCCAGCCTTAGTAAACCCACCAGAAAGCGCAGTGTAACCACCATTAGCAAGCTCAGCCGAACTTGCTTGAAAGCCTAGCTCTTTCGACAAACCGCGCAACTCACCAGCAAGGGCTTTGCCCGATTCGCCGATGGTTGTTAGTTTTACCCTTGCCGCATCAAACTCCTTAAAGCTTGCCACCGCATCATCTTTAAGCTGAGTTAGCACCCCAGAGATTGCACCGAAAGACTCACCGATCGCACGCAATTCAAGAGCAGTATTTTTGGGAACCTCAATATCAAGCTTGACCTTATCAATCCCCTTCAACTGAGTCTTGATTTGAGCAAGATCGTTAAGTGCTTTTTCTTTCTCTACCTGTACTTGAGCCGTAATCGGCTTAGCATTTAGCTCCTTAAGATTTGCCCGAATTTTATTGAAATCATCAAGAAGCTGATCCTTTTTAAGATCAAGAATGATTTGAGCCTTTGCCTTATCCAGAGACATAATCTCAGCACGAGACTGAGCAATCCCCTTTTTGAGATCCTCAGTACTCAGCTTGACTTTTAGTTCTAGATCCTTTGACATCACTTAATCACAGATATATTTGCTATTCAGCACTTAATTACAAACAAATGACATTTAATTTGCCTGCATCAAAAGTATTTGTAGGCGCAAAAGCTCGAAGAATATTTAAAGAGCCATCAAGCGAAACTGAGCCACTGACAGAAAAAGCCAATGGGAAAGCACCAGAGCTAAAACTACCGTTTGCTGCCCATGTATTTGTAGATGTGTCGATTGAGCTAAAAAGAATTGATCCATTTGTAGTGTTGGCGGCATTGGCAGACAAGATAGGGAAGGATGTAGAAATATTTGCTGCCTTACATACCGCCCCATTCTCGGCAAAAGAAGCCGCCCCTGAATACCCAGTAGCTTTAGGAACACCTGAACTTCCAAGCCGAAAATTTAGATTTTCAGTCCCCGAAAGGCTTAGACCAGAAAGACTGCAAATAATAATCCTTACCCAAGAGGGAATTACATAATCAACAACTGAAACAGCGGAGGGAGATACAGGTGAACCAAGGGTCAAAGGCTGCGAAAGTTTGGCTGGAGTGACCGACTGATCAGCATATTTCGCCGTAATAATGGAGCCATCAGCGATCGCACCGCCACTATCCGCCGCGATCGCCATAATGCCCAAACGCAACAAATCGGGGCGCTGCCTCAGCTCATCATTGCTGTAAGTAGTCCCCATCAAGGCATTTATAGCGGTGGCGATTTCGGTTAGGGTCATGATGTTTGCTGCGATCGCATCAAGGGCGATGGATATGAGATCGGGGCGTTGCAACAGCTCTGCCTGAGTTGGCGAGTAGCCAAAGAGACCGTTAATCTTGCTGGAAATATCTGTAAAGTCGGTCATTTCGCGGCTAACCTGATTAAATCTAAATCCAATTCACGCAGCGCCCAACTAGGAATCTTGCCTTCTTTGCAGAGATCTAGAATCATCTGAGCATGATGGCGATCTATTGTGTCCCTAGCTGTATCCAGCTTTTGCAGCATCGCAACCACGTCAAAATCTTCACTCTGCAAATCCTTATTCTGATTGAAGCGAGAATGAACAACCGCAAAATTTGCAATCGTGGCTGTGAGGTAAGCACTGCGATCGCGCTCAAATCTCTCAAGCGCATCTAGAGCCTGCTCAATTAAGTGGATTGGGCAGTTCCCAAAGTTTCGAGCGTTAAATCTTGGCTCGTTGGGGTATCCGAGCTGGAGTCGCCAGAATATTGCTCCCCAGTCTGGCTTTGAGTCTTTTTTTCAGCGTCAGCATCAAAGTTTTTCCATTGCTGAAACTCTTGCTTTACCCACTCATAAGCCGCCTCAAAAACATGCAGTGGGATATCCCCTAACAATCTTTTTGTAGACTCCAAATCGTGTTGTTTGCGTGAAGCAATAAACAGGCAAATAACATCAAAATGGAAAAGCATAGGATCGCTATCCGAATCCACGATTTTGGTGTAAGCCATGCTTTCATTAGGAGTCACACTGCCATAGGCAGGAATCTCAATTCCACCAATGAGCAAAGGTGGGTAAGTCTTTTGGCTAATTTGAAGATCAAAGGGCAGCATTTATGAAAACCTTGTAAGAAGTACCGATTTTTATTTGAGAGAGGTCGATCGCAACAGTGCGATCGCTATCCACATCCTTGAGCCTGACTAAGCCTTTTTGCGCCCTAAGCACCAAAATGCCAATTGAGAAGCTGTCACCGTCTTGAGTAACAGCCCCCAACCAAACATCCTTAGCTTGCAGCGCTCTAAATTTCATTAGTACAGTGGCTTAGCTGGTGTATTCAGGATTTGACCGTAGAACTTGTAGGAAAGCTCGTTAGAAACAAATCCTTCTACAGGTCTAGCCTTATTACGGCTTGTTATAACTGCTGCACCCTCTTGAGTGCGACGTGACCAACCATCTCTGTATTCTGGATCAAGGAATTTCAGCCAAACTTCCAGCCCATTCTCAGAAGCATATTCAGCAGTAGAAGCCCCTGGACAACGTTCAAAGAAGTTACCGCCTAGACTCCCTTCAGTAGCCGTGCTAGTCACGACCCCATCAGTCTTACCACCACTATTAAAGGTGGTAAATTCCGCAGTAGCCGCAGTTTCGTTAGAGTCAGCCGTTGTGCGATCAAAGAATTCAACAGGATAGCCAATCTGAGAACCAGCAGGAATCGCTTCATCCAGAGCCGCAACGCTTAACGAGGTCGCCGCCACAGCCGCATTTGCTGTAAGTTGCAAAAGATATTCAGTGCCATCTTTATCAACAGCTTGCATGAATTGCCCTTTCTGGATCGCGCCTTCCAATCCCTTCAAAATGGTGATTGAAGTCGCACCCTTTGCGATCGCAGTGGTGTTACCAGCCGTCGCCACAATCACAATATCGCCAACAGTGGTGGTCCCAGTATTAGCGAGAGTAAAGGTTTCAACGGGATTATAAACATCGTAAATCCAATCATCGCCCGTAACCAAACGAGGATTTTGAGCCGTGCATCCATGGATTGCAGTTTCAGCATTAATCAAATCAATCAATTTATAAGCAATTGATTTGGGGCTATCCGTAGCCTCTGCAACTACCGTGTAAGTATTGCCAGCAACCATATTGACATAGCTATCATCAGCAGTCACATCAACGACTTTAGCCGTGCCAAGAAAGCCGCCAATGTAAAGCAACTGATCAACAGGCTTAACCCGAATACCTTTAGGCAATAAGGCTATCTGTACACCCGTTCCACGACCTAAAAGTGGTACGTGATTCCTTAACTGTGGCGCATTTAAAACACCCATTCTCTAAACCTCTAGTAAATCAAATTCAAATTCTTGGATATAGATCCAAAAGCCATCCAGCATCTGAGGAATTGTGGGCGGCTTCTCCCGAATCAAGCGCATAGGCTTCACGCAAAGCCGCCCAAATGGTTGATAATCCCGAAAGCGATCCTTAACCGCGCCCAACAATGGATAGGCTTGATCGTGAGTACTGAGATTCGCATAGCGAACCACAAAATCAAATCGGAAAGTGCTAATCACTTGCCCCTGAAAGGACAAAACCTCAGAAGGCGAAACACCACTGTAATTAATAAAAGCTTGCCCTGATTGCATCGGTTGACCAAGCTCGTAAGCATTGAGCTTAGCCACACTCACGCCATTCTCAGCGCAAGTGGGCGTAACCCTCGCAATCAAATCATCTTCCAGCAATTGCAGATTAGTAGCCATTGAGGGTGCAATCTCCAAAGTAACTAGTTCTCGTACCCACCGCACCATCCAAAACATTAGTAGAAATGGCAACTTCAGGGTCAGCGCCCGACAAGCCAAGGCTCATCTTGCACTGACCAATCAGCAAGAGTTGCTTCATCGCATCTTCGTACCGCTTCCGCACATCCTCACGGGACTGCACGCTATCCATCTTGTAGCGACAGATATCAAGCTCAAAGGTACGCAGCAAGGGAGGAACGACAGCAAAGGGCATTTGCGCCGCAACAGTTGCACAAGTGGAAATCATGCCATCTATCAAAGCCTTGGCATCCTCTTGGCACTGAGTCAGCTTGGCGGTATTAATCGCCGTTGCTGTCGGTGCATAGAGGTTAGTGAGCATGATTACCTCACGCTCACCAAAAGCATCAATAAAGTCCTGTTGCGTCGCGTAAGTCATTAGCTGTCACCGTTTACCAAGTCTTTGAGAGCCTTACCAGCGCTAAACTTAACCGCCTTAGTAGCAGGGATGGTCATTTCTTCGCCAGTTTGGGGATTTCTGCCTTTGCGTTCATCGCGATCGCGCACTTCCCAAGATCCAAACCCAACCAAAGTCACCTTGTCACCAAATGCAACAGCCGTCTGAATTAGATCAAAAGTAGCTGACACAATGGTTTCGATTTGTTTCTTGGTGATTGGAGCCTCGATCTGCGCTGCGATCGTGTCAATCAGTTGACCTTTATTCATCGTCAGAATCAATCCTTCTCTTGCTAGTTTTTTTAACAGCCTTTGGCGCTTCTTCTTCCGCCTCTGCCTGAGTTTCTTGCGGCGCTGGATCTGGTACTGATTCACCTTTCACCTCCGCAACAATTTCCACAGACTCCACAATTGTGGACAAAATCTCAACGATCTTGTGTTGGGCTAGATCATTAGCCGTTTTTACTGGCAATTCAATCTCAGCACCTCTAGGATGCTCAGTGCCATAGTGGACAGGGTGCAAGCACCTAACTTTTAGGGTTGTAGGTTCCATTTATTTTTAAATGAGTAATTTGCTTAGAATGCTGGCTAAATCAAGGGAAATCAGGGATTAAGTCGTAAGCACGTCGCGAATCAAGTAACCTGCCAATCCATTGGATGGCAAGATCTCAACCACAGACTCACCAACCATCACCTTCATCGAACCACGAAGCCCTTTATCCTCAAGCATCACAGTTTTTGCAACGCGAGATTCATATTCAGCCGTCGCCGCAAAGGTGACACCACCTTCAAGAGGATCAATAGATCGATCAATGTAAATCATGGAGATATGATTTCCCCAAATGCGATTAAAGCTTCCCGATTGACCTTTATTTGCTGTGTTGACTCGTGGACCAGCGATAAGAACTCGCTCAACTTCCAAAAGATCTGCAAGCCCTTGGAGTGAAACCACGCCATTTTCTTGCCGAGAATCATTTGTAACGCCCGTAATCGCCTCTGGATGGCTTCGCAAAACGGTAGCAACTTGGCGAGGCAGAATGACAATGTTTGGGCGGATTAACGGCACATCCAAAGCCTTACGCATTCTAAGGATGGGCTTGGAATTGGTGTAATCGTCAAACTTTTCCGTAGGAGTCGAAATCGTGACATTGTTGACGTAATTTGCCGCAGTAGTTAGCTGATTCGCAACCCGAATTTCACGGTTCAAAGCAACTTTCTTAACAAGAGTAAGAGCCGCCCGTTGCTGCCTTTGGTAAGGAATATCAGTTCCTTGCTTCTTGTTTTGCAAAACCTCGGCAAGTCCTCTATCTCTAGTAGAGCTAGATTCTTCTTCGCCAAAGACGCGAATCTCATTGAAATCGCCATTGTTGCCGATCGTATCATCTTCCTTATTAAAGGTATTTGATGGATCGACCTTGTACCATTTGAAGGATTCAGTATCGACATTAAAACGAGGGCTGACTTCTTCAGCAATAAACCCCTCGTTCTCATAGGCAATCACCAAGGCTGTTAGCCTTGGATGGATTGGGAATTGGGTATTTTGTGGAGCCACTAGCTATCACCTGCGAGTAAAAAGAAAAATTTGCGACTTAGAGCATTTAGCTCAAATCTAGTGAACGAAAGTTCCTATCGAGTAGATAGTTACCGCTTCAGTTCCAGCACCAACATTGGTCAATACCGCAAGGAATCGGCGTGTGCCTGTAGACGCGATCGTCATCGTGCCTGAGAGCGTCACACCAGCCCCCGCCGTAACGGTAATGGTTTCCGCAGCATCCGCAGTGTTTCGGATCGTGAACTCAAAGCTATGTCCAACCGCCGCCCCTGGAATCGCAGCCACCAACAAAGCCGCCGTAGGAGTGACATCATTGCGACCTGCGCCATTAGGATCTCGGAGGATTAGCCCGCCAAGCAATTGAGCAGCCGTGTAAGTCTCTACACCAGCCGTAGCAAGGGTAGACACAGTGGTAGTGCGAATCGGTGCGGTAGATACTTGATTGGAGATATTGAGTAATACATAGCCAAAGTCGCCAGCAACGCCCGATGTGAGCGCTTTACCAATGGTCTGTACACCAGAATTTGAGGTGACTGCGATCGCACGTCCAACCGAGTTAGCCGTGAGGTTTTGACCACGAGTGACAGTGCCGCCATAGCGAACCTCTGCAATCCGAGTCATTTGTACGGTGATTACGTCACCAACAGCAGTGGATGCTGTAGTTGGATTACCCTCAACATAGGAAATCCCAACAGGGCTATCAGTTGAAGATGTGGCAAGTGTTACGAGGTCATCTGTAGTCCCCATTCGGACGATCAAGCCATGCCCGATCGCACTGGTTTCCACCGTTGCCTCTTTCATTAATCCGCGAGTAAGTCCGAACATTATTTACCAGCCTCCACAAGATTTTGGGCTTCCGCAAAGCTGATATCGCGCCCTTCAGCCTTTGCCTTAGCAACCCTTTGGCGAATCAGCAATGCATATTCTTCAGGGTCGCTAGGGAGCGATGTGTCACCAGTTGGCAACTCGTTAAATTCAATCAATTTAGGGCGATTTACAAAGCTTGCCTTGTAAGTCTCAAGTAGGGTTTGAGACTTAGTTTCGCCACCTTCCGAGAATTCAATCGGCTGAGAAATGCTAGATAGCGACATCAAAGCTGCCACAGTCTTCTCTTTTTCATGGGGATATGCTTTACCAGCACTAACCACCCCATCAAACCATTCAGCAAACTCATGCTCTTTGAGAGCTTGCTCACGCTTGACGATATCCGCCTCACGCGCAGCTAGAGCCGCTTCTTTTTCTGCTAAATCAATCGTCACTGGTTTATCACCTTCGTTATAATCCATCGGCATTTCAGGCTTAATGTCATCCTTAGCCGCCGACACTTTCAACTCATCGATCGCATAAATAGGAATCACTTGATCGGCTGTCTCCAAATTGAATTTAGAGATCATCCATTCCCGCAAATTGGAGAATAGACCAGCGATCGTCATGTCATCCCAATCCATGAAATCAATTTCGCCAAATTCCACAACGCCTTCTTCAGCCTCTGCAAAATTCACAGGCTTCATACCCTTAACGGCAGGAGGCATCGCACCAAGGAAACCCACATGGCGCAGATAGTAAACGCCTTGGACTGGGTTACTGGGGCTATCAGGAGCATAGAAGCTGGCAGAAATCTTCTTGTATTTGCCAGCCTTCACAGCTTCAGCGAATTCTAAATCGACTTGATTAGGGTCAGCAAAATAACTATCACCCTCAACCCTCACACCACCGATCCAGCCATAGGCAGGATCATCATGCTTAGGATGCCCGATTACTATGGGAGCTTCATGAAGCTTAGGATCATAGGCTTTTGCACTCGCCACAAGTTCGGCTTCGCTAAAAGCCAAGGTTTCGCCACTAGCGCTTACATGTTTTCCTGCCTTAAAAATTTGTAGGGTTTTCATAGCCAGAGATTCAATAATCCGTTTATTAAATCTCTCTTTTAATCTGTTGTGTAGGGTGATTGCACACCCTACTAGCAAAGACTTTCAAGGTATTTAATAATCAAAAACGTACTAGTGACTCTATGTGAAAAATCATTACATTGCACAAATTGCCGCAGCACAGCCCAACCCGTCGCAATCAGGACAGATATCGATTAGCGTTGAGCAAATCCTAATTGGTTCAGCCGTCCTAGTTGGCGGCGCAACTATTGGCGTTGTCAAATGGTTTGTATCACGCTCTATAAGGCAGTACGAAGACACAAACAAAGAGCTAAAAACTGAGATTTCTAACCTAAAGAAAGAAATTAAAGGGCTTGAAGACACTCTTCACAATCATCAAAGAACCGCAGATTTTCGCGCAGCAGAAATAGATCGCAGATTTATCGAACTCAGCAATAAGTACGTAGATCGAGAGGATTACCTAAAACATCAAACAACTTCAGATTTGAAGCTGGACTCTCTGCATAAGAGACTTGATGAAATCATGGCAATAATTTTAAGGGGCAAGTCGTCGTGAACCAATTAAAGAACATCAAGCTTAGGGAGATTCGTTATGCCATAATCCTTTGCCTTTACAATTGGGGCGAAACGGGTGCTAACGAAAACACCTTTAAGTCTATTTGCGATTCGATGAAGTACGGGCTTTCAAATGCCGAAATCAGAGAACAGCTTTTCTATCTAAGAGATTTGGGATACTGCAATATTGAAGATCTGCCTTCAGGGATTAAGCACGCGACCAGAACTCATAAATCAATTGATTTGGTGGAATACAGCCCCGATCATAACTGTCCTACAAGCATCGAAAGACCTCCCCAAGAATGGTTTAAGCCATGAAGCGATCGCTATTCGACACCTTGCCAGAGGCAATCAAAACCCAAATCCACAAGCTATTCAAGGATCGCAACTTTGCCGATTTTGACGGACTCACCGAAGAAATCAATAGCATCCTTGAATCATCTGGGTTTGAGGTGCAATTCTCTCGATCTACTCTGCACAGGCAAGCCCAAAAACTAAAGAAACTCCTAGATGAAATCAGGGAGTCACAGGAAGCTAGCGCCTATCTGATGGAAGCCTTTCCTGATGAGGATAAAACGACTTCACAGGCAAACTTAAGGTTATTGGGTGACTCGATCTTTCAGCTTCAGATGGACTTGAGAGGGCTTAGTGATGAAGAGCTATCGGTAAAGCAAAAAGCCAATCTCTACAATCAGATCGGCTTAGCACTAAGCAGAGCCTCAACCTCAGACATCACAATTTCCAAGTATCGTGATGAGGTCAAGTCCAAGATTGAGGCTAAATTCGCAGACATCGCCCCTCGTACTGGCATCGATCAAGAGACTTTGCGAGTCATTCGCGAAGAGATTTACGGAATTGTGTCTTAGCTTTGTCCACAAATTGTTTACAAAAATCTTGACTGCAAATGCTCCACCCTTTTCTATCAAGCGATCGCCTAAAAATTACTGCATTCTTTGCGGTAGCAGGCTTAATTCAAGCCCATCAAAACCGCAATTTATCGAAGTAGAGCTAATCTCTAGCACTTCGCGCCCAAAAGCCTTGATTTGCAATCCATTTTGTCCCCAAGAGTTTGTAGATAACTAAATGCAAAGCGCGATCGCCTTACTCCCATATCAGCAAAAAAGCTTCCTAGATCGCTCAAGATTTAAGGCTCTTTTTTGGGCGCGTGGCTGCCGCAAAACCTTCACCACAACCCTTGAAATTGTTGACGATTGCCACGAAACTGAAGCCAAAGGCGGACGTACCCAATGGATCATGATCTCGCGTGGGGATAGGCAAGCATTAGAAAATCTCGCAGAGGCAAAACGCCACTGCAAGGCATACTCAATGGCAGCAAGTGAAATCGTTGAGCTAGAGCTATGGTCTGAGAATCTACAAAAAACCGTCAAGGGGCGCGAAATTACACTTCCCCAAGGCTCCCGAATCCTATCCCTTCCCCCAGTTCCTGACGTAATTCGGGGCTACACATCCAATGTTTATTTGGATGAATTTGATATTTTACCCACAGCCACCCAAGAGGAGCTATGGAGAGCCGCTTTCCCAGTATTGCGCGGTACAAGGCGCATGATCATTTCAAGCACTGGCAAGCACAAAGGCGGCAGATTTTATCGCATTGTCGAAGACGATCAAGACAAGGTTTGGAGTGTCCACAAAATTGACATCTTCCAAGCCGTAAAACAAGGCTTACCCTTCAATATCGAATTTGAGCGCAAAGCCCTAGCCGATGAGGATGGATGGGCGCAGGAATACGAACTTAAATGGCTTGATGAAGCTAGCGCATGGCTATCCTACGAACTGATCACCACTTGCGAAGCAGATCTTGAAGAATCAGGCGAAACTACCCTAGATAGCTACCCCACTTACATCGGATGGGATATTGCAAGAAGGCGAGATCTATCAATCCTGTGGGCGCTTAAGAAAGTTGGCGACGTGATGGTAACACGTCAAATCATCAGAATGAAGGGAAACACCTTCAAAGAGCAAAGACTAGAACTAGAGCGACTCATCAAGCTCTACAACCCCCGCCGCATCTGCGTAGACCAAACAGGCATGGGCGAGGTGATTGTGGAGCAACTGCAAGATACCTACGGCAAGTACTACGTTGAAGGCGTTCTCTTTACAGGGGCAGTAAAGCAGGATTTAGCCATCCTTACCAAGCAGAAATTTGAGGATCGCTTAGTTCGTATCCCCTCAGAATCCGACATTCGCGACTCTCTGCACTCCATCAAAAAAACCGTCACCGAATCAGGCAACTCGCGCTTTGATGCCGAGCGCTCAGAAGCAACGGGTCACGGTGACTACTTTTGGGCGCTTGCCCTTGCCCTCCATGCCGCCGATGAAGGTTTTGCACCCTTCGAGTTTGAGCTTGGCGAAGAACGCGAAGACAAGGCGATCGCAGATTACGGCAACTATTACAACCTGAGAGGATTTTAGAAAATGGCTGATGACTTTTTGACCAAAGAGCAGAAAACTCCGCTACTGGATGCAGAAATAGCAGGCGTAGATAACGACATCACTCGCGGCTATCTACTGCCCCTACTCGACAAACAAGATCCCGTACTCGATCAGCATGGTGGCAATGGTGCTGAATACCTTGATATTTATACAAAAGTCCGCAAAGATCCCCATGTATCAGCCTGTTACTTTCAAAGATTTAGCAGACTGATTAGATTTCCTATTGAAGTAATTGCCGCATCTGATTCAGCAATTGACCAAGCCGCCGCAGACTGGTGGCGAGTCCAGATGCCAAAGCCATCGATAGACAAAGATGCCGCGCAATTTAATATCAACAAAATCCCGATGGATGACATCACCACCAAGATGATGTTTTGCAGGCATTACGGGTTTAGTCTTGGCGAGAAAATGCTCACTAAGAAAGCTGATGGCTTGATTTATCTGGATATCAGCAAAGGAGCCATCAAGGTAAGGCGACGCGATCGCATCAAATTCGACAAAGAAGGCAAGCCAAGATTAATCACCCTTGGCAACATGTACGAAGGTGAACCGATCCACGAATCTCGCGCATGGGTAATGCGATGCGGTGGCGACAATAGCGACAATCCCTATGGTGAAGGGCTAGACCAAATCCTTTACTGGCTGACCCTCTTTAAAAGAGGCGCGACAAGGCATGAGCTAAACTTCCTAGACAATTTCTCACGCCCAAGCGCCAAAGTAGAATATCCTGCAAATGCCCTCAAAGAAGAAAAAGACAAAGCTAAGGTATTAGCCCAAGCACTTGGAGAGGGGCGCTCAATTTCCCTAGCTCAAGGCTTTGCAGCCGAATTACTGCAAACCACTAGAGGCACAGCCGATTTTGCAGGCTTACAGGAACGGTGCGATCACGCGATCACGCTCCTGATTTTGGGGCAATCAGGAACCACTGAGAACGGTGCATGGGCAGGCACAGCCGAAACCCATGAGAACGTTGCGAACGATATTGTTGTTGCTGATGGCGACTTCTTCAGCGAAAGCTTTTATCAGAATGTATCCGTACCAATCACCTTCTATAATTTCCCCAAAGCAAACGCGCCCTATATCCGATATCGCACTGAGCCTGAAAAGGACATTGATACCAGAGTCAAGCGCGATAAAGAAATCATTGATTTGGGCGGAAGGCTAACACCTGAGAAATTCACAGAGATCTATGGCGATGGCTACGAATACGACGCTAATAAATCAACACTCAATGGCGCACAGCTTCAATCGCTAACTGCAATGATTACCGCCGCCAGCACAGGACAAATGAATCCTGACAGCTTGCTTCAGATCATGGTAAATACGATGGGCGTAACCTTGGAAGCAGCAACAGCGATCATCGCACCAATCCGCAATCAACCACAACCGCAAAATTTAGCGCCACAGGACACGACACCACCTCCGCAGATACCAACACAAGGTCAAAGCCAAAATAACGCCCCTAACGCTCAATTCTCAGAGACGGTTGCTGAGCGAAGCCGAAGCATCCGCAGTGGTGAGATTTATGATTTTGCCGATCGCCCCAAAGAACCCGACACAGTAGAGCAAATCGCCTCTAATCCAGAGCTTATAGATGCTTACGCCGCCCATGCCGCCAAGTGGCAAGAGCGGATAAATCTCGCCTATGCAGAGAGCGCCGATGCCGTGGAGTTTCAAGAGCGATTTGCAGGGATATTTGAAGGCATGGAGCGCAGTCGCCAAGAGCTAGCCACCAAATATGCACAGGCGGATCGCGTAGCGAATCTTGCAGGGATAGAGGAGGCGGAGGCAGATGGCATTTGATTACAAATCCGCGCCATTTGATGAAGCAATTTCCTACCTTGAGAATAGGATCGCTTTGCCATCTGAGCGCTGGAATAATTACAAAGATTCAGAAGCCAACGCCGCCTTTTGGAGTGCGGGCGCAGTTGATGCAACTCTGGTCAGCGATTTGCAAAAGTCGGTGACTCGCGCCATTCAAAACGGTACACCCTACGATTCGCCAGAGTTTGCGGCGCAGATTGCCAATTTCTCAGAGCAATATGGCTGGGATATCAAAGGCGGCGCAGATTGGAGAGCGAGGCTCATCCTCACTCAGAATTTGCGCCAATCCTACGCCGCAGGTCGTCACGATCAGCAGTTTGATCGCGATGTGATGAAGCTTCAGCCATATTTGCAATATCTGCACTCAGATTCACGCGCACCTCGCCCCGCTCACCTTGCTCTAGATGGCAAAGTCTTTCGCAAAGATGATCCGATTGTGGGCAGCATTTATCCGCCCAATGGCTTTAATTGTGGATGCAGCATGGTTTCACTCTCGCAACGCCAGCTTGATAAAAAGGGGCTAGATGTGGAGCAAATTGCCCTTGGTGATACTTTGCCCTATGTGGATGGTAATGGACAGACTAAGCAGGCAATTATCGAGCCTGACAAGGGCTTTAATTCCGCACCATCAAGTAACGCACAGCAAAGGCAAGCTAATCTAGAGAAAATTAAGGAGCGCTTACCGAAATCTTGGGGCAAGCGGATCGATAAGGCGATCGCCAATTTAATAAAATTTTTCAATCAATCATGAAACCCGAAAAAATCGAAGAGTCCACTAATGCAGACGACAAGAAACAAAATCGTCTGAAGTGGCAAGACAAACTACCTGAGCCTGACAAAGATCCGAGCCATACTCGCAAACTTATTGTTGGCGGATGGGCATAAGCGATCGCAAATTTATTAAAGTTCTTCAGTTAGGCTATGCATACAGTTAAAAAAAACAAAGGATAGCTTCGCATCTGCAAAAGATGGATCAGGCGCATTAGATATGAAGTCTTTCTTAAGATCGAGCAAAAAATCCGCGCAAGACTTTTCGTATGAAGGGACATAATCTTTACTATTTTCGTAATCAAAGAATAGCGATCCGTACCCATATCCGTCTAAAACAGTAGTAGCACCGACTTTAGCGTCGAATTGGTACTGAATCAACAATATTGTCCTTTTCATTTTCTTTGTAATCCTAGAGTTTTTAATGGAATTAGATTTTTCAATTAATGACGATCAACTGCGCTCAGTATTCACCAACTTTGAGCGCCCAACGCGCCCACTGATGACCGCGATCGCAAACTTTCTAGCCGATGAAGCACGAAACGCCATCAAAACCCAAACTTCGCCCGATGGCAGCAAGTTTGCGGCGCTCAATCCTAAGTATGCAGCACGCAAGGCAAAGGATAAAAACACTAGGCGCAACGGAATACTTCAGCAATCAGGTGGGCTTTATGACAGCATCGCCGCCGAAGCGACTAACGACACTGCGATCGTAAAAACCAACCGCCCTGTCTCTGGTGGATATGACTTGGGGGCAA